CGAAATTCGAGGCGCTGTCCGCAGAAGGTTCAACCCTGGACGGGCTCAACATCCACTTCGGCTGCGTCGATGAGTTGCACGCCCACAAAACCCGCACCGTGTATGACGTGGTGGAAACCGGTACCGGCAAGCGCGACAACTCGCTCCTGTGGGTGATCACCACGGCAGGCAGCAACCGCTCCGGCATTTGCTACGAGATTCGCACCTTTGTGACCCGCCTGCTCGATGGCGTCTTCGAGGACGACAGCCAGTTTGGCATTGTCTATGGCTTGGACGATGGGGACGACTGGACGCTGGAGTCCGCGCTGATCAAGGCAAATCCGAATTGGGGCATCTCGGTGCGCCCGGAAGTGCTGGCGCCGCTGCAGGCCAAGGCGATGCAACTGCCCAGCGCGGTCAACAATTTCAAGACCAAGCATCTGAACGAATGGGTCAATGCCGATACCGCGTGGATGGACATGCGCGCCTGGGATCGCTGCGCTGATCCAGCCCTGAATCTTGAAACCTTCGCAGGGCAACCGTGCTGGATTGGATTGGATCTGGCCAGTAAAACGGACGTGGCCGCTTTGGTGCTGGTGTTCCAGCACCCAGGCGTTGCAGGTTCCTACGCGGTGTTCAGCCGGTACTGGCTGCCGGAGGACACAGTGTCCGCATCCGAAAACAGCCAATACGCTGGTTGGGCTAGAAGCGATCGACTTACCGTGACACCGGGCAATGTCATCGACTTCGGTTGGATCGAGGGCGAGCTGGTGGAACTGGCCTCGCGCTTTGAGGTGCAGGCCGTGGCCTACGACCCGTTCCAGGCCACGCAACTCTCAACACGCATGCTGGCAGTGGGTTTGCCCATGATCGAAGTGCGCCCGACGGTGCTCAATTTTTCAGAACCGATGAAGACGCTTGAGGCGCTGGTATTGCAACGCAAATTAATTCACGACGGCGATCCGGTATTGACCTGGATGGCCTCGAACGTGGTCGCCCACATGGATGCCAAGGACAACATCTACCCGAGGAAAGAGCGCCCGGAGAACAAGATCGACGGTATCGTGGCGCTGATCATGGCGATCGCGCGGGCCATCAAACCGGGTGACGGCATGGTGATCGGCAGCGACTACGAACTGATGGTGTTGTGATGGGAAAATTCGCTGATTTCTTCCGCAATTTTGGCGGTCCGCGCGCCGACTCGGATGATCGCAGTCCCTGGGGATCGTTCTGGTTCGAACCGGTCACGATGCGCACGGTCAGCGGCGCGCGGATTTCGTCAGAAACCGCGCTGCGCTTGTCGGCGGTGTACGCCTGTGTGCGCATCCTGTCCGAGAGCATGGCCTCGCTGCCATTCATTTTGTACCGCCCCGGCAAAAACCGGGGCAAGGTCGAGGTGACGAATCACTGGCTGTACCGCCTGTTTCACCTGCGCCCGAACCGGTTTCAGAACCCATTCGAGTGGCGTGAAATGCTCATGGGGCATCTGGCGTTACGGGGCAACGCGTTCTGCAGAATTATCAGCAACGCCAATGGTGAAATCACCGACTTGATTCCGATCCACCCGGATCGCATCAGCCTGGTGCTCTCGCAGAGCCAGGCTGACGAATACAGTTATCGCATCATCGACCGATTTGGCGATCAAACTTTTCTGCCACGCAGCGCCGTCTGGCATCTGCGCGGATTGTCCAGCGACGGCATGATCGGTCTGTCGCCGATCGAGATGGCGCGCGAGAGCTTTGGTCTGGCACTGGCCGCACAGGACTATGGCTCACGCTTCTTTGCCAATGATGCCAAGCCCACGGGTGGCTGGATCGAGTATCCGGGCACTTTCAAGGACAAGCCCGCCCGCGACAACTTTCGCGAGTCCTACCAGAACGCGCAAGGCGCGATGAATCGCGGCAAGGTGCTGGTGCTGGAAGCCGGCATGAAGTACCACGAGGTTGGCGTCACTAACAAGGAAGCGCAGTTCCTTGAGCTGCGCAAATTTCAGGTGACGGATATCGCACGCCTGTTTCGGGTGCCCCCGCACATGATCGCGGACCTGGACCGCGCGACCAATAACAACATCGAGCAGCAGTCGATCGAGTTCGTGCGCTACACCATGCGGCCCTGGGCCGAGCGGTGGGAAGCCAGTATTCGCGCCGATCTGATGCTCGATGACGAAGGGCTGGACTGCGAATTTGACTTTGCAGCGCTCATGCGCGGTGACGCCAACAGCCGCGCCACGTACTACTCGGCCATGGTCAGCATGGGCGCACTAACCAGAAACGAAGTGCGCGTTGCAGAAAACTACACACCGCTGCCGGGCTTGGATGAGCCGCTGGTGGCGCTCAACATGGGGATGACCGGCACCAATCAGCAACCGGCCACGGCACCGCCGCCCGACGATGACAACGCCGAGCCCAACAAGATCAACACGGAAGATGACGACGATGAGGCATGACATGAAGGGTGAACTGCTGATGGCCGAATTTCTGGCGACGCCCTGGGCATTGATGCCGGAACGCCTGAATGCACTGACGGCCGTATTGGGACGATGGAATAGAGGCCAGCCTGCCGGTGACGACGTTCTGACTCAGGTCATGGCGGACCGCGAGGCGCGCCAGGTCAAACGCCAGATGGCCCAATCCGCTGGCGGCGCCGGCATTGCAGTGCTGCCGCTGTACGGCATCGTCACCCAGCGCGCCAATATGGTCGACGACGTATCCGGCCCCGGCATGACCAGCACACAGATGTTTGGCGCCGCGCTGCGCCAGGCGTTGGCTGACGACTCGGTGGGTCAAATCCTGATCGACATCGACAGTCCCGGTGGCAGCGTCTACGGCGTAGCCGAACTCGCTGATCAGATTCAGTCTGCACGCGCCAGCAAACCGGTGGTGGCGATTGCCAACAGCCTAGCCGCAAGTGCTGCGTACTGGATCGGCTGCGCTGCCGGCGAGTTCTATGTCACCCCGGGTGGAGAGGTGGGCTCCATCGGCGTCTGGCAGGCGCATTTCGATTACTCGCAGGCGATTGCCGCTGAGGGTGTGACCCCCACGCTGATTTCGGCCGGCAAATACAAGGTCGAGGGCAATCCCTACGAGCCCTTGAACGACGAGGCGCGCGGCTTCATGCAGTCGCGTGTCGATGACTATTACGGTGCCTTCACCAAGGCCGTCGCCAAAGGGCGAGGTCTGCCGGTGGCCAACGTGCGCGAGGGGCTCGGTCAGGGCCGCGTGCTCGGTGCCGACACCGCAGTGGGACAAAAGATGGTCGACGGCATCAGCACCTTCGACGACCTGATTTCGATGATGCAAAAGCGTGGCCGTGCGCAAAGCCGTGCCACATCGCGACTTTCTCAGGCGAGAAATGCGCTTGCACTGATTTGAATTTATGCCTGCACCTGCAGGCCTCGCAGACAGCCGCCCAGGATTTCCTCGGTGGCTTTTTTTATACCCGCCTTGAGCGGGTTTTTTACTTTGGAGAACCCGCAATGAGCAAACACCTCCGTGAGCTACAGGCCAAGAAGGCGAATCTGGTCAAGGATGCTCGCACCCTGACCGATGTCGCCGCTGGCGAAAACCGTGATCTCACGGCCGATGAAGCCACACGTTTCGACACCCTTCGCGCCCAGATCGAAGCTGCCTCGGCAGCCATCGATCGGGAGATGACGCTGATTGCCGAAGAAGCGCGCTCGGCCAGTGTGGCCGCCGCCATGTCGGCCAACCCTGTCATGCCTGCATCAGGCAACCAAGTAGCCTTACCGACGGGCAATGGTTTCGGTGCCGGCATCATCACCCTGAGCGACAACCGCGAACTCGATACCCGCCGTGGCTTTGCCAGCATGGGCGAATTCCTCAAATCCGTGCGCCAGGCTGAAGTGGCCCGCCGTGCGGGTGGCATGGTCGATGAACGGCTGATCATCGGCTCGGGCAGGAATGCCGTGGCACCTGGCCTGGTGGCCAATGAATCCGATGGTGTTGACGGTGGTTTTGCCGTGCCACCGCAGTTTGCACAAGAGATTTTCACGCTCTCACTGGGCGAGGACGGGCTGCTGCCGATGACCGACAACGTCGAAATCTCCGGCAACAGCATGTCCTTCCCCAAGGACGAGACCACGCCGTGGGGCAGCAATGGTGTGCGTGCCTACTGGCAGGGTGAAGCATCGGTCGCGCAAGCCACCAAGCCGCAATTGGGTCTCACCACCTTGCGCCTCAAAAAACTGATGGCGTTGGTGCCGATTACCTCGGAATTGCTGGAAGACACGAATGCGCTGACCTCGTACTTGCCCAAGCAGATCGCCGAGCGCATCCGCTGGAAAACCAACGAGGCCATCCTCAACGGCCAGGGTGACGGTGTGCCGCTGGGCGCCTTCCAGTCCAACGCCGTGATCACGGTGGCGAAGGACGCGGGTCAGGCGACGCAGACGCTGTCGCTCACGAACCTGCTCAATATGCAGTCCCGCCTCATGCCCGGCTCGGAGAACAAGGGCGTGTGGATCATGAACAAGTCGGTGCAAGCCGCGCTTTACGGCATCACCTGGAATGGTATGCCGGCGTTCATGCCGATTGGCTACCAGGTCAACCTGGGCGGATCACTCGCGCAAGTGCAGCGCAACACGCTCTTGGGTCTGCCGGTGATCTTCTCGCAGCATCCGGCAGCGTTCTCCAGCCAGGGTGACGTGCTGCTGGTGGATCTGCAGTACTACCAGACCATCACCAAGGCCGCTGGCTTGCAGACTGCCACCAGCATGCATCTGTATTTCGATGCCGATGCGGTGGCGTTTCGCACCACCTTCCGCATGGACGGGCAAA